TGAAAGTGTAACCTGCAGCCGTACCTGCATCGGTGACAACGCCATTCAGGGCAGCGAGGGTAACGCTGTCAAAATCGCGCGTGTCGAACCATGCCGAACTCGCGGGAGTTGTCCCGGTCAGGGTCAGAGTGCCAAGGACCGCAACAGCTGTCTGGCTCATGTTATCTCGTTGTGCCATTTGAGGCTCCATATCAAAGGTTAGGGTGGCCAGGTATTAGGCCACCCAAGGTTTGTTAAGCTGCGAAGCGCAACAGGTTCAGGGCGTCAAAGTCTACAACATCGCCACCAACGCGCTTGGTCGAGTAGAACAGCACGAACGGTTTTGCCGAGTAGGGGTCACGCAGAACGCGAACACCCATGCGGTCGACGATCTGATAGGCCTGCGCCATGTCGCCAAACGCAATTGCGAGCGACCCGGTGACAGTCGAATCGGCCATGTCCTCAAAGCCCGCCACGCCGTAGCCCAGCAAAGTCGAAGGGGTGCCGACCTGCAGCGAGGGCTGCCACATCAGAGCGCCGTCAGAGTCTTTCAACTTCCGTACCGCGCCGACAGTCATGCGGTTCATGAAGAAGTTGGCGCTGGTACGGAACTCAGGCCGCAGGCCTTGGACCATGTCAATCAGCACGTCAGCGGCGTTTGGTGTAGCCGCGAAGGCCCCATTGACGCCGGTTTTGTACTGCTTGATTTTGCCCGAGCCGGTTCCGTCTGGGTACGTCAGGAAGCCTCGTGGCGCCCCCACCCCATCGCCGCCAACAAAGCGGGAGTTCTCAGCCCGGCTGAAGCGTGATGCCACCTTGTCCGCCAACCAGCTTTCGATGTTGATCGACGAATCGTCCAGCATCTTCTGCGTTGCGTTTGGCTGCGCGTACAGCTCATGTACAGGGATGCGCCAGATGCCCAACTTCGGAGTGTTGGTTACAGGGCGCGCCCCTTTTTCGGCAACCCAGCCAAAGTCAATGTCGTCCAGATCATAGCTGCCTTCGAGCGCGTCGGTGGAAATCACCTGCGTCGAAGCGAACTGGCGCATTGGGGAGGTTTCAAACATCTTACGGACAACACGCCCGGAGGTGTCTGGGGATACGAGGTAACCGCCGTCAGGATCAGAGCCGACAGACAGCGCCTTTTGTTCATCAACGCCGAGCACGCGCTCATCTTTGCGCATGTACTGCTTGAACGCAGTGCTGTAGCCGCTCATAGCTTCGTGCGTGTATTCGGACAACGGGGCCTCGCCACGGTTCTTCGCGGCCATTTGCGCCCAGCTCATAGCCTTTTGATCCAGCTCGGCCAGATCAATAGATTTCCCGTCGAGGGTGATGTTTTTGCGCTTCGAGGCTGCGTAGACTTTGTCCAGCACGGCCTGTTTGGCGTCGAGCTCAGCTTCGATTTTGGTCATACGCTCGAGCAGTACGGGGTCAGCCGTACCATTCTTTTTGACCTCAGCAAACCGCTCGTCGTTTGTGGTTTTGTAAGCCTCAAAGGCTTGCTTGATCTCGACGAGGGTTTGACCCAGGTCGTCCAGGTTATCTTTAGGCATTGAAGCTCTCCTTGAGTTTCTTCAGGTTTAACAAAAGTGCAGAAACTTTCGCTTCGTCGAGGTCCTCGTCACAAAAATCCTCGTCAACGCGCTTGGCTGCTTCCTCGTAGCCGTGTAGGGCCACGAGTTTGGCAAACCCGCCGGGCACCCCTGCTTTACGCAGTAGGCGCTCAACGTCTCGAACGCTTTGGAGCTGTTTCACGTCAGTCACCCCAGCGTTCGTGTCCATAGGAAAGGTCACGATGGACGTTTCCCACAACTCGACCTCTTTGAGAACGCGCGTACGGAGCGTTCCTTCTTTAATGAAGTCGTAGTCGATTGCTTTGTATCCGATGGAAAGGCCGTCAACTGCCCCAGCTTTCATCAGGATGTTAATTTCTTTGGCCTTAGGCAGGTCAAGCAAGAGGCGGCCCTCCATTTTTAGGCCGTGCGCGTCAGAGGCCATGCTGGTCCATACGCCGACAGGCTGCGAGGGATCATGCTGCCAGAGCATCTTAGGCATACGGTTTTTCGCCGCGTAACCTGCGAGGCTTTTGGTAAACGCCTCCGGCATCATTTTGTCGCCGCCCTGATCGCGCCCGTTGTATACCGAGGCGTAACCGGAGAATACTCCAGTGGACTCGGCCAGGTCGTCCAGTTTGAACTCAATAGCTTTGTAGTCCATTTTAATACTCTCTTTCGTAGATTTGAACACAGCGGCAGTTAATGATGTTTCCGGCACTACCGGAAGGATCGCCGGGGAACGCGAGGGGTTCAAGCGTGCCATTGCGGCGCGGCACTAGGAAGGGACTATCGAGGGGGACAGACTGTCCTTGCATTGCGCGATGATTAAACTCATCGCGGCGGGTAAAGTTTCCGCGAGTGCGATCGTCGATAACGGCTACCCAGGTTTTACGCAGGCGCACTTGGCTTAGCTTTGCCAACTCGTTACTCGCGAATTGCATCGCGGAATGAACCTCCGTGCGGGTGATGATTGTGGCGCGGAGGGTTGCTGTGCCTTCGACGTTATCGAGGATCTGAGCGAATACAGCTTCCTGTGCCTGGCCTTGAGTAAGCCCTCCGAGGACCAAATTGCGTATTTGCTCAGATGTGGTGGCGAGGATTTGTTCCGACTGAGTTCTGCCGTACTGCGTTACAAAACGCGACAGAATTAACTCGAGGTAGTCTGGTGTACCTTTAATCGAGGTAAAGCCTTCAGGGTGAGCGGCACTAAGTGCCTCCGCAGCTCCGCGAATAGACGCGGCCCAAAGTCTTGCCATGGTGTTGAGAAAGGAGGTAATTAGTGGTTGGGGGATTGGCGCAGCCACTTGGCCGAGCTCGGCAGCGCGAATGGACTCGCGGCTCATTTCAGCAAGCAGCGGCTGCAGGACCAGTACAAACTGTTCCTCGAGTTCTTGATGCAGACGAACCTGCTCTTGTGTGTGCTTATCCATAGCCGAGCTCACGAAAACGAGTTTCAAGGGATTTCTCTTGCTGGTCGCGAATGAGGTCTTCGCCCTTCTTGGGTTTCCTAATCTCACTCATGAGGGTTGCGCCGAGGGCGTTGCCTAGTGGCTTGTACCCTTTGATTGCGCGGCACTCGTCAAGTGTAAGGTCGTCAGACGAGTCAGCCATTTCCCACATCTTGAGGCGCTTTTCCGCAACGGCCTCAATTGCGTCAAGGTTCGGACGCAGCCGCGCGCCGCCAAAAAACGGACTGAGGAAGGAGTTCAGCTCGTCAACGGAATAGACAAGCAGGGGAATGATTGTGTCTTCGTAGAAACCCAGTCGGGCCTCGCGGTAGTTTGCGTAGGTATTGTCGCCGGGAATATTCAGGAGGAGTGGAGGCACACCGAACGCGAGAGAAATATCGCGAGCTGCACTGTCCTTGATCTTCATAATCTCCATGTCCATAGGGGATAGGCCCATAGGTTTCCAGTCAAGCCCGCCCTCGAGTAGCATAGGGCGACCTGCGTTGCGCGCGCCAGAGTGCTTTGACTCGACTTCGGCCTGCAAACGGTTGTACTCGTCGTCAGACAGCGCGGCGTCTTTGTCAACGATAAGGGCACCTGACGGGCGAGCGGAGTTCTGCAACAGCGCTTGCATCCAGCTCATGGCCTCGTTGTGCTGATCAACGGCGAACGCGGAGGACTGGATCGGGGACATACCTAGCCAATCGTCGAGGGGGTTGAATAGTTTGGTGTGGCGAATGTCACTTTCGCCCGTGAACTCATCCGCGTCGAAGGTAACTTTCATCCCGTTCAGGGTGTAAACGTAAGCGCGAGGCAGGCCAGTTGCGCCGGGTACAATTGACATGCGGTCTGGGCGGTGAGTGAAGATTTCCAGCACACGAGTACCCGAAGGGTCCATAATGCGCTCGTCGTAGGAGTTGCCGGAAAGAAGGAGGTAGCCGATCTTGGCGCGCCACCATTCGGAGCCCGACTGCATCGGGTTTGGCTTTTTCAGCAGATCAAGCATCGGGTGCTCGGTAAAGGTTTTGTCCCCTTCATCTACAAACCATTTGATAGTCGCAATCGCACTCGCGATCCGATTAACGGCGGAGAAGGCGACTACGTTGTTTTTATAGGCCTCTTTAGCGAACGCGCGGTAGTCGTCTGACTTTGACCAGACGGCAGAGGGCAGGCGCATACCGCTAACAGTCATAGCGCGGGATGCTTTGACTTCAGGCTTAGCGCGGAATAGGTTAAGGAAATTCATAGCGCTCTAATCCTCGGTCTGCGTTTATGCCGGATAAGCGGCTCCAGGGCGTACCGCAATGCGTCAATGCAGTGGTTATACGCGTCGAGAATGATTGGGAGAATGTCTCCGGACAGGCGATCTACCTTGTACGCGAGGAGGCGGAACTCGCGAGCCGTCTCGGGGCAATCAGTGTGGATATAAATGTGGTCGAAGCCTTTGAGGTAAGAGATGCCGTCTTCGACTGAGCCTTTGCCCTTGAGGCAGGACACTACTCGCGGAAAGCCGTGATTGACGAGGTATGAGATACTCTCGGGGCGAGCTGAGTCGGCGCGCATAACGTGCATAGCAGACTGTGGTATTTCGGTTGCAAGAAACTGAGGCATGTCGTTGAGTTCGAGTTTCTTTTTAACGGCCTCACGCCGAATGTGCAGGAAACGCCCGGTTGAGTCGTCCTGGACGAAGGCCTGCACGGCTGCCGAGGGGTCTTGCGAGTACCCAAAATCAAGGCCGTGATAAGGGCCATGCCACGCAGGGTCAACGACGAAATCGCGAACAGTGAATTTGTCCTTAAACACCTGCGCATCTGAGATAGAATAAAACGCGCCTTCCCAGATATGCTCGTAGGTTTCGGGACGCTTGGCCTCGTCTTCGAGTCGTACTTTGTCCAGGACCTCAGGGAACCAAGGGTTGTCGCGCCAGTTCA